GTCAAGGATTCCAAGAATTGCTTCGCGTTAAAAATACGAAACTTATCTGAGATAATAGCAGCCATTGGTTTTCTGTTCCGACGTAAGGTTTGTGCCTGAGTTATTTATATTTATACCGTTATTTATTAAATTGTAAACGGAATCAATTCTTCTGCAGCGTTAATGGAATTTGATCCACTATAAAGACTACAACCAGTAAATTGAGTTGTTGTCTTACCAGTATATTGAATTACAGTTCCGCCACTAGTAAATAGATATCCTTCCGTAGGGAAATATGTTGTATCTTGAACAACAATGTTTCCGCCAATAGTTCCAGAAGAAGAACTAATTGCAACTGGATTTTGAATAGATGGTGGCATCAAATTAAATTTATCTCCTGCTAAAGTATAACTAGAATCAGATCTTTCCTCAAAATCTTTTATAGTAAGTGCTCTAAAGTAAATATCAATTTCTGCAAGTGATAATCCAGAAACACCTGCTGTTCCGTCATCAAATATACCCTCAAAATGTCCTATGGTATGACCAACATTAGTTTTAGTGTAGTTTCCTACGTACTCTGCATCAAGACCAAATATTGAATTATTGACATAGATTATAGTTCCATCACGTTTAACAACTCCATAATCATCAAGAATACTTACAAATCCATTCAATCTAGTATTGATTGGATTCTCAATAAAGAGACTCTCTTGATATCCATCAACTACACCACCAGGAGGTGGAGTTAGAACTACCTCAGTTGCTGCTTTTTGAATATCAAGTTGAATTTGAACTGATTGTAATGTGTTGACAACCTCTACATCTGAAGTAGTTGTAAAAGAAGATACAATATTAAAAGATGGTTCTAATTTGTAAACTACGAAAGTATTGACGTTAGAAATAGACTCAACATTAATTTGTGGTTGTAATTGTGCTTCGATTACATTAGAAATTGTAGTGCTTACTACCGGTGTTTCAATTTGAAATTCAGTTTCTCTTTCAGTTCTGCCAACGTTAGCACCACCTTTAACACTAACAATAGTAGACTCAGATTCGACCAGAGTGACACCACTGAATGCCACGGATACTGGATCTGGAATCTGTCTCAAGAACGTTCCAGCAATCCACTCTTGAGCAGTAGTATTCTGTTGACCTCTTTCTATTTTTAAGAAACGATCATTGATCTTGCGGAAATATTGAATAATTTCTGATCCAACAATAAGATATCCGCTGTTCTTGAACTTATCTGTATTGCCAACATAAACGACGGTATCATTAATACCAAGTGTGGTATCCAAGAACGCACCAACTTCAAAGTAATTGATGTTAGTAAGAGCAGTATTGTTTATAACATTGTTAACACTAGAAGTTATCTCTCGTGTTGCTGATGCAGTGAGTGTAGAAGAAGATTCGATATCAACAATGTATGGAGTGTTGATACGAATATAAACTTCCGTTCCATTGTAGAATGTATCAATTGGTGCTGCTTGCTGTTCTGTATGGAAAGTAGTTAATATTTCATCAAGTTCTGCAGATAAATCTTCACTAACTGCTTCAGAAGCAGGTGTAATTATATCAACCAGTTTGGTGTCAATTACAAGAGGACTATCAATTAATGTTGAAGTAATAGTTGCAACACTTGCTGCTTGATTACCAACAATACTAATAGCAGAAATTACATTCAGTCCCAAAGACTGCTCTAAATTCATCGCAACGTTGATTAACGATACTCCAATATCAGTTTCTTCTAAGATATCATAACGTCTAGCAACAACAACTTTTGGTGCTTTTGTGTATCCAGATCCACCTTCGATTAGTTCTACACTAATAACTTGTCCTTTACTGACGATGACTTGTGCTCTAGCTCCACCGCCTTCTCCATTTTCGGGAATAAAATTAATTACTGGTGGGGTATAATATTGATAAGCAGTCGGTTGTGTGATGGGATCATAACTACGTTGATTCCAATCTAAATCTACAACAGCACCATTTTCAATTTTAGCAACAATACTAAGACCTTCGCCTCTTGTTACTCCATTATATGCTTGAACTTCAACTTGACCAAAATAACTATTTGATACTTGCTGTTGAGTTCTTTGTTCTTTACTTGTTAGTTTTGCTGGTATTTGTTTAATTTTTCTGAACTTATCCTCACCCTCAACTTTTATTAGACTATTGCTTGAGAGATTTATAAATGGATTTCTATATGTCTTTCTCCAATAAGTACCACGCCAGTTTTGATCAGTTCCTCTAAGAATAGATCTGCCATCATTATCGGTTTCGTATACAATTTCCGACCCAGATGAATCTAAACCAACAGCAGTGTTAACATCATATCTCCTTGCTACAGAAAAATATACATCTCTTCCTTGAATTAAATCACACTTATAACCAAATACTTTCAAACTTAAAGTTGATCCAGAAACTTTCGGATCACTAACTTGACCAATCACATTATATGTTCCATCATCATTGATTTGGTAAGCATGAATTGGGGATCCTCTTCTAATACCCATCCATCCATTTCCTAAGAAAGTGGAAAGACCTGACGTAGTTTCTAAATTAATAACGCCATTTAAGTAATATACATCTGGATTGAAATCATACAAATTCAAAACTTGTCCAACATTTCTACCATAAAGGTATCTCATGTCAACTTTCATTTGTTTTGTAATTGGAAAATTGAAGAATATATTTGGACCAGATACTGTATACGATTCAATATTTTTTTGAAGAACTCCGTCAATAAACACCAACAAGTAATCTGACTCTTCAACGTTAACAACCGTAAGATCTTCTAAGTCAAGAATTAAGAATGGTCCTGTCCTGACATTATTGACTAAATTCTTGTCCAGAGTCATTCTCTTGTAATTGCCAATGCCAATACCAACAACTTTCTCAACAGCTGTTGGTTCTCCTAATGTTCTAGCACCAGAATATTGATCCCAAATAGGAGCAACATCAAATTTAAGTATATTTGGAATTACTGTTCTGTCGATATAATATGAATCATCCCCTGGATAATCTGCATTATACTTAGTCTCTTGTAATACAGCATTAATTGATAGTAATAGATTCTCGTCTTGTTCTGTAATAACAGAACTTCCGTCTTCCCAATATAATTCAAACTCTTTAGTTTCGCCGTCAATATAATCAGGAAGAGTTTTGGCGACTTCTACTTTGTTTAAAACATCGTCAAGATTGTTATAGAGAGAGTTAATAGACGAAATTACATCATTACATTCTTGTGATGGAAGCAATGGATCTGGTAGTATATTGTAGTTTGAATATGTGGGAGTAGTAGACCAATATCCAGGTTTGTTTGGATTGATGTTTACAATTTCCACTACACCTGTTCCCTTAGCAATGATATCTTTTACAATATCAATCATAGTAGTAATTGTAGATTCAACATCGGCACATACAGGAAATTCCGAGTCTACAAATACTGTATTGTCTACGTAAGGTGTGATGCTAGTGTAAGTTCCACTTGTTAAAGTGTTCCTCATTGCCAGTATCATGAGATCTCTTAACCTCTCCCATGCTGCAACTGCAGCAGTAACTTCCAATCCAGTCAGATAAGTTAATTCTTCTCCATATGGATATCCACGATTTGTGTAGTATAGTTGAGCAAATTCGACAATTTTAGCATTTCCACCAAATCTTAAGTGATAAACAATATCATCAATTAAAAATCCTAGATCTCTAGCACACTTTGCTTTGTCTGATACAGGTAGAGCATAGTTAGCATATACAAATTCACTTACCTCTTCCTGTAAATATTCTTTATTGTTGGCAATTAGTGTTGAAGCATCATAGTAAGTTCCATTATTAATTCCACTGAAGAAGAAAGTTGCACTATCAGTAGAAGCAAATGATGTAGGCACCTGTAAAACGTCATTTGGATTTATAGAATATTGATCTCCTGGTTGAACTGCACCAGTACTAGTTCCCAAAACTTCACTTCCGGAAGAAGATCCACTAAGGAAAGTAGTAGATGAAGATGCTCCACCGGCACTACCACCCGAGTTTGCTAGTGCTGGTTTTGATAATGTTACTTGTGTTCTGCTATCAATAGAAACAATAACTGTATCTGGACTGTATGCTCTACCTGCACTAATTGTCATACCAATAGCAATATTATCAGTATTGCTAACTGTCACTTCCCTAGAACCTTGAATAAAGACTACAGATTCTTCAACATAATCCCAATTTCTAATTGCTAAATTTGCTAGATTTGTAGCATATTTGAAAATTGATAAAGATTCTACAGAATTATTCTTGATATAGTCTGAACTAGTAGCAAAAATATTCGCATAATCTACAAGTTTGCTATTTCCCCCAAATCGAATATCGTGTTGATAAGCATCAAGAATATAACCAATATCAATAATATAGTCATCTAATTTTGTACTCCAATCCAAAGAACTATAGTATTGCTTTCCATAACCAATCGATTCTTCAATAATAAATTGCTTGTTTCTATCAATTTGATTAGCAGCATCAATCCATGTTCCACTACGTTGGAAAATGTTTCTTAATTTTTTGAGATAACGAGTATTATACTGACTGTCTTTAAAGTAGAAATTTCTTCCAACAAACTTTGTTCCTTTATATGGAGATGTATCACTAATATTATTTCCTGTTAATTTATTTCCAGGACCTAATGGAGGTGCGCTAAAAATAATATTATCTCCACTTACGGTATATGCAACTCCTGGTTCTTGTAAAATTCCATCAAGAGTGATAATCAAACTTTCTGCATTAACTGGAGTGAATGCTAGTCCTGTGTCATCCAATACCTGGAAAGATGTCGTTCCTTGCAACCTACCATCAGTATCAAAATATCCATCAAATGGAGCACTGAGAGTAAAGGAGAAAGCACGAGTTTCATTGAAGTTAAATTCTGAAGTAGCAGCAGAACCATTACCAGTACGTATTCTTGTGTTCTCAACAGTTTGAATAGTTTGAGTTGTTACCTGTTTTGTACTTTCAACAGTAATTTTATTTTTATTTGGATCCCACAGTTGAATAATCGAGAAAGTATCTGCTTTTCTTTCTCCAGCAGATGGCATTTCTGATTTTGCATCTGTCTCAATATCAACTTGACCAAATAATTTAAATCCAGCAGGGTGTGTAGTAGATTTAATTAAATCTCTCCACTGCTCAATAGAAGTTTTTGATTTAACAACGTAAGAGTAATCCTGATAGAAAAAACTATCAGTTAATTTTTGATTTGCTGCACCAAGTCTTCCTTTATCGGAAGTATAATAACCTAAGTTGTCATATGTAGCTTTAGTTGTTGTCTTGAATGTTGTGATAAATGCTTTCTTAACTACGCCAGAAGCACCAGATATAAAACCAACTACAGAAATATTTTCTCTAATGATACCGACAACTTTCTCAATTTTAATTAAATTTGATCCTTGTCTGTATTCAGAAACTACTGCTCTAGAAACTTCTATGCCATTAATTGATTGAGTTAAAATTTCTCCTTTTTGATATACACCATTGAAATTTTTCAATGCTAATGTATATTTTGAAGTTACTGTTGATGCTACAGTTTTGTCTAAATGATATCCAGCTCCATTGTTTATGATTCGTACACTTTGTGGGATTCCAATACTTTCACTTTCAGCATATAAACTCACTGCGGATTCAATAATTACAATTTCAGGAGCATATGTGTATCCAACACCGGGATTGTTAACGGTAATTGAGAATAACTTACCATTACGTTGAATTACTTTAAAATCTGCGCCGGTTCCATCAGAATTAATAATGATAACTTTAGGATTTACATAATTAGATCCAACATTGTCTATGTTGACACCAGTAATAATATTAGCAAATGTATCAAATAAAACTGTTGCTGAACCTCTATATGATTCTGAAGGATCACAACCTAAAACTAATGGAACTTTTTTGTAGTTTTGTCCTAAATTTGTTATTTTAATACCGTTGATTTTGCCAATAGCAAATTGACCATTAGTGGTATATGAAATAGATCCAGAACCATCCCATAAAGGAGTACTCAAAACGTCATACACAAAACGATTTCGTGTGACATAGTTAAGTGTCTTTGTTCCTTGTAGTGGATCATCAATGACTTGCAAGTATGCTCCTTCTGCATTTACAATACCATTTTTATCAAAGTAATAAAAATTGAGGAAATCTGTTCCCACTTTAGTATCATAATTATTTTGTTCTAAAGCAGATCCAAATCCAAATTTAATTGTTGTTGATGATCCAGAATTGCCTGGTAAAATTGTAGTAGCAAGTTTTTCCGTAGTTAATAGATTATAACTCTTGCTTGGACTCATATCAAAATATGTTCCAATCAAAGAAGAGTGTGAAGTATCAAAAATGTACTTATAAAACTCTTGTACATTGATATTTGGATTTGGTGTAAATACAGTATTGTCTTCTGAGAATTCAAATTTGAAATCAATATCTCCAACCGAGACAATAGATACTAATCTTTGTTGACTACTTTCATCAAAAAATGATGTACTCAATGTTATTGCTTCTGCTTCTCGCTTATCGATACTATAATCAAATACGATAGTAGCATTTTGGGTATTTAAATCATACGACTGAATATATCCACTACCATTTGCAGAAGTAATTTTAAAATTATCCGAAAAATTATATCTAGGTTTGTATAAAGAAATAGATGCTCCATCATAATGATCTACAGCAATAGTTTCTTCTCTGGATCTAATTACTGTTAGTGTATTATTATTGATAGCAGAAATTTCTACAATCTCGGATCCAATACTTAATAAATCTCCTACAGCAAATCCTTTTGAAGTTTTAACTTCAATAGTAGTAGCGTTGAATGAAACACCTGCATGATCAACATACAATGCTAATCTGGAAGAACTTAAAGATGCTCCTGATCTTTGTAGTTGATCATCATCTACACCAAGATAATCTCCTCTCTTATAATCAGTACCACCATTTGTAATAGTGATATTATTAACAACTCCGGCAGCAGATACTGTAATGTTCGCAATAGCACCAGAACCAGAACCTCCTGTAATTGGAATATCAGTATATGTTCCTTCTGTATAGTCTGCTCCACCATTTAAAATAGAAAATCTACCAATACCATTAAAATTAATTGTTGTTGTATTAGATGGAGGACTAAATGATACTTGCTGGTATAATCTTTTTCTGATATAATATGTTTTGGTTTTTGTAGAATCATCTGGAAATATATTAATATCAACAGAGTCTCCAATTGCTAATCCATGATCTTCTGTAGTCTCTACCAAAGCAACACTTTGGTTTACTTCAAATGGTTCTAAATTATCACTCAACGAAACTAATGTAATAATTTTAGACCCAGATGTGTTGAAAAGATTATCTGACTGGATGTAATAATCATCATTAACAATCCATACACCAGATAATACTTTAATAGTGACTGTGTTCTGCCTACTAGTTCCTTCTAAGATTTCTGCAGTAGCAATCGCTGGATTAACACCATCAGTTAAACTTAAGATGGCACCTTTAGTATAATTACTATCTTGGTCTATGGTAAGAATGAATGTTTTAATATCAGCAGAAAAAGTTCCAGTATTATTGAAAGTTCCTACTACATTTTTGAGTACAATCAAATTATCATTGGAAACAGTTCCTACAATTGAACCCGATGCTCCACTTGCTGGTTGTCTTAATGTATCATCTACAAATAAGAAAGCATTTTGAATAGTTGTTAGTTTTACAACTTTATCTTCTTTACTCTGTAAGTAATTAACACCTTTTCCTTCAACTGAAGATACTAATGCATTGACATCTTTTCCTTCAGTTCCTGCATTATTAAAGTACAACTGCGAATTGACGGAAAAATTACTAGAAGAACTATCAATAACAACATTATCCACAGTTCCCGATCGTACTTCTGAAATAGTAGCTACTAATCCATCACCATTACCCAACATTCCGGGAGTAAAAAATCTTTTGGCATTTTTGGGAATATCGTTTTGATTAATTGTAGTAGTATAATTACTATCTACTGGTAGAGAATAATATTTGTCTCCCAAAACATATGGAAACTGTGGTACTTGACTACTATTAATAGTAATGAAATAAGCATATGTTCCATCGGGAAAATCTGGGGTTATACAAAAACGACCATTGTTTTCATCTAAGGATCCACTTTTGTGTGAATAAACATAGTCATTGATAAAGGATCCTAATGGATACTCTATTGGCGAAGGACCATCTTGTCTATTTCCAGATAAAGAATAACTAGAAGTCATTCTTACAATTGATGAAGACTGATCCAATGGATTTTCATGTCCAAATGGACCATAGATTGGATTGCCATCATAAGCAAAACCTAAAATAGGAGAATGTGTTTTGTTTGCTGGTTCGGTATCTGCAGAATTTAAATTATCATTTAATTGAATCCTAAGTGCTTTTGGATTCGCAACTTGACCATATCCATATTCGAGAACATTGTTTATATTTTCAAATACATAACCGTACTGCTTATCTAAATTTTCTTCTAATTTAGAATAACGGTTTTTGTTCCATTCCTTTAGTAGTGGTGTTATTTCGGCACCTGTTCCGACAGGAATAATTTCTACTAGGATGTTTTGTTGTGTGTATAATGTTCCACTTGCAACTTTAGTAAATTCTACAATAGATCCATCTCTATCAATTACTGTATTATATTCAGCAAATCTTCCTTTGCCAACTTTATCAGTAATTCTTACAATAGGTGGTGTTGAATAAAATTTACCAGGATTTTCTACGACTATACTAGTTACTTCTCCGCCTGTTACAACTGCTCTAGCAACACCATCTCTTCCAGAAGTAATCTCTACAGTAGGAGTGACTGGGAATGCGATGTCTGTATCAACAATAATACTATCAACAACATTACCAACCATCTGTGCCCTTGCTCTTCCAGCAAGACCATCAACTACAACAAATGGAGGATTGACATATCCACGTCCTCTATTATCTACACGAATTTCTTCGAGTTTTCCGAAACGTAAACTTTCCGAATCTTTATATCCATAAATGGGAACACCATTTAATAAGATACCAACATCTCTTTTTTGCGTTTTGTAAATTTCTGTTGTTACTACAGGAGTTTTTCTGAGGACTCTAAGTATTTTTTGATCTTGGACAGGTTGTGTGATAATGGGACCATCAAAAATATTATATGATGGATAACTGGAAGATGTGATATAGTAATACTGATCATCTGCAAAAATAGCAGATACATTATTAGAAATTCCAGCAAGTGATTGTTCTACTGGTGTATTAGTACTTGATGTTATTGATGTTCCAGTATCTTGAATCCACCTAAGTTGATTAGTTCCAGTTTGAACAATTCTGGGATCTGATGTTTTAAATCCAGGTTGCGATACTTGTACAGTATCACCTGTAAACGAGTAAGGTTCTGAAACATCAGGCAAAGCATCATAAACAACACCCAAGGTTAGTAATGTAACATCAGAACCTTCGATTGTAACTGGTTTATAAACAAATTTACCTCGCAGATGCTCTACAGATAAACTTCTTTCACTAACAATAAATTGAGTTACTGTTTTATCAGAAAACTTAATAATTTCATTGCCAATTAAAATTTCTCCAATAGAACTCCATCCCATCGTAGAAAATACATTAACTCTATCACCTGCTCCAAGAGTTGGTGCTATGGTATTTTCTAATTTAGTTTTTGTTGAAATTTGAAATTCACCATTGACAGTTTCTGGAGCAACAACAATATTCCAGATTACTTCACCGTCAATTGTACCTTGAGCAATAACATTATCTACAGTAGCAGATGCATATCCATAATCATCTGTTGGAGACTGTACTATTTTCTTGCCAATTAAGTCTTTTGGATTTCCTGATACTACTTTTACCTTAAGAGCATATACATTGATCCAATCAGATTCAGAGGATTTGTATGTAAATTCTCTTGGGTGGTATACTTCTGGTTTGTTTTCTACATCGTCAGATATAATAGTATTAAAAATAAATTTAATAGAATCATCTGTTCCTTTTGCTTTGTAGAACTTCTGAATATTTTTAATCAGCGTTCTTTTATCTACCTCTCCTCTAAGATATTTTTCTGGGAATGATCCGAGGTATTGATTTTCAAAATTTCTTACAAAAGCATATAAGAATAGATTACTGATGTTATAGACTTCAGCACCTTCTAAATGCTCTGTAGCAGTTGTACTAGAAAAATTAGAAGCATTGTATAGATCTCCTAACTTAGTATTGCCGCTTACTCCTCTAGAGCAATTCAGCAATTGGTTATTGGTGCGACTTTCATAGAAAATAATTTCATCGTCAATTCTTACGTATCCATTTTTTTCTGGAAAAGACTGAGCATCTGCAAGAGTAATGATTGTATCACTAATGCTAATGTTAGCAATGATAGAATCTTTCTGATTAAGTAGATTTTTTTCGTAATAATCAATGTCAGCATATTTTTGAATGTTACTTAAAACATCCAAAGGACCACCTTGTACTTCCTGTGCTTCGTAATACTTCTCTACAAACTTACTAAACAGTTCATATTCAGAAGAAATAAATTCTGGAAGTTGTGATTCAATTAGAGTAGAAATTCTTTTAGTCTTTACAGAAGGCATTTACTTTACTCTTTGTATGCAGTGAACGATGAATTGGCAACGTCAACGTCAAGGTATACCTCACGGAGTGCCTTGATATCATTAAGAAGTGGTTTTACTCTAACAGAAATGCGGTTGTCGAAAAATGATCCTTTTATGATAGTAAGAGCATACATAATCAACTCTCCTTTTTCATAATCAATATCTCCAACATTACTGTCTAGAACAACTTTTTCGCCTGTTACGCTATCTATTCTATATAGGACAATTTTGCCATCCCTATCTTCCAAATATACATCAAATGTAGGGTATTCTGTTACCCTAAAACCAGTTGACGACAGAGTAGGTTCTTCACAATCTTTATCGAAAGCATTCTGGAAACATACTTCATAATAGAAAGTGGAATTGAGACTAGGATAAAAATCCTTTCTCATAGTTACTTCTGTTAAATTTGAGTTGATTGATGGATCTGCGTCATCAATAACACTAACTAATTTACTGAATCTAAACTTACCATTAAATTTTTCAATATCTGAAGTATCGAGATATGACTGCACAGAATTAATTGTCTTATCTCTAATCTGTGCTGGTTTTAAATCTGTTGCCTCGCCACTATAATAAACCTTAGAAGTCAACTCAACAAATAAAATTGATGGATCTACAATAACTGGTCTAACAGAAGCAACCATATACTTCTTTAGATCTTCGATAATTTCTTGTTTTGTTAATGATGTGAGGAAAGATGCATCTTTTGGTTTTAATACAATAAAAACTTTACCATACTCTGGTGGATCTTGGTCTTCGCCACCAAAAATAATAATATCACTTACTGATGGATATACTTTACGAATGATAGCAGAATAATCTTGAGCAGTTACAGCACGATCCTGTGTGCCATACATTTTTGGAGCATTTCTCTTGATGTTCTTAATAGACTCTTTATCTTCTCCACCGGAAGAAGCATTTACATTAGTAATGGCAGTACTAAAAGAGTTTGGAGATACACCATTTGGATTTTCAATAACACCAGAAAACACAAATGTCCTAACACCGTTAGACTCTGGTCCTGATGTTGTAAGGTAAGATACTTCTACTCTAGATCCATTATCAACTTTTTTGCCTAAAACACCATCGCCTAATAAAATTTCGTACCTATCATCTTCGATCTCTTCAATGAAGAAAACTTTTGATGTAGAATCAACGTTTAAGATGTTATCAGCAACTAGATACGATTCGTTAAAATTGCCACCAGAAGGATATACTTTTACTTTAATAGTATTGGTATCGATGTTTGGGTTGTCAAGAACAAACCTTTGAGATGTTAATGATGTGTTAACAGTAAACGTATTGAGAATTTGTGTTCCTTCTCTAATCTCAACATTATCAAATGTTGCAACGTTGTTAACTACTTGTCCTGTTACATCCTCTAATGTGATGTATTGATAAATGTTGTTGTCAAACGAACTGATAAACCCTGTTCCTTTCTTCAGTAGGAGTTCAGTATCAGTTGTTGGTGACCCATAAGTTATATTGAAAGAAACATAGGCAGTAGGAGAGGTGATACCTTTGGGTCTGTATCCTAATTGCTTCGCAATCGCTACTACGTTGTCTCTTAAGGTGGCAGAATCAATGAATAGTTCATTGACTACCAGATTAGCATTAAACGCCGTATAATAGGTATTATAGGCAAGTGTATCAATTAATGTTGAAAGGACCGATCCATCAAAATCATAGTCAGTAAAATCTGACTGTGCTCTGATATATTCTTTCAGAGCAACTTTGATATCTTCAAAGTCTAAATTAGCAACCTGAGTATATGGCATTATCGTGTGCGCTCTAAGAAGAATTCTACTGCTACTGGTGTATCGTCTCTACCTACAATAGTATAAGATAATTCAACTTCGTATCCATTACTCATATCATCTGGTATACAGTTGATAGTATTAACACGAATTCGTGGTTCGTAACGATTCAATACATCTGCAATTTCTGATCTGAGAATACCAGCACTACCATAATCTAATGGTTCAAATAATATATTTTGAATATCACAACCTAATTCCGGTTGAAATGGTCTTTCTCCCTTCCTAGTAAGAAGTAAGGCAGTAATCGATTGAACGATAGCTGCCTTATCTTTTACCGTTACTAAATCATCACTTACAGGATGCTTCTTAAAGGTAATGCTCAGATCTTTAAATGTCTGAAAGGTCGGCATCTAGACACAGCAGTAGAATGTTACTATTTATCACTTACCAACGAATCCATCCGCCCATTCCTGAGAATCAAAGATCTCTTCATTCTTTGCTTTGTTGCGATTACGTTTCGCTGACATGTTCAGATACTTATCACTATCAGTCTCGGTGATGAGTGTCATGCCTTCATTAACAAAGTCTTCACCTTTGTCAACTGATCCGTCTAAACGATTAGGGTGTCCCATTTTGTTTCTCCTGTTGTGTTTGCCAAAAATAATCATCGGTGTCTCCAAGGCGTCCCCAGTCGATTCCTGCCTCTACTTGGTATTCTATAGTAGATACTTTAAAGTCAGGGAACTTGGGTTCCTCGGGGGTAATAGAGAGGTCATACAGACGCATCCTGTTATTAGGATACAATGCATACTGACCATTGTTCAATGCAATGCAATTATGTGATTTGTGCTCTTGCGGCACTTCACTTACATTATTATCTATTACATCCGGATTTGCATGGTAGTTATCAAGTGTAAACAAGTATTGCCCTCTCATAAGACCATGATCTCTAGTAAAGACCTCACAGTCCATTGATGAGACAAATCCTTTGTTCATACATGCAACACCATAATCCATACAATTCCAGAATTGTAGGTTCTCCAAACTCATGTCTGTGACTGGAGTTTCAGGGGACCGTACAAATGCACTAATAGGAAGTTTGTCATACATTGCACCATATTCTGGCAAGTATGTCTCAAAGTAAAAAGCACGCCCAGGTATGCTTTTAGCAGCAACCCAGACACCCTCAACAAACTCCCCATGCCCATCTTGATGATCTCGTAAGTACTCCCTACGAACCCATACTTTCTCAGCAGGAAGATTGCAAATTAAATTCATCCTCTACCTTGTCCTCTATAACGCTTCTTAGCATTGTTACGTGATGTAGCAGTATACTTGGTGTGCTTACCACGTCCTTGACGAGTACGCTTCGGACGAGACTCAATTGTGTCTGCTCCTGATAGTCCAACTCTGCTTTTTGCCATAGTTAAATCGGTGTTTGTGATTCAGTTTCTATTGTAGGATACTTAAAGTATGCTGTCAAGCATATCGGCGCATCCGTTTCGGCGTAGTTGTCTACCCTGCTATGACCTTTGCATACCCTGTGCTAATACTACCCAAATCAGCACTATCACCTACTCTCGCAATCCCTTTACCACCTACTAAAACTCTCCCAGATCCAGCATTAATAACTTGACCAGGATGTGGAACACATGGTGGTGCTGGTGGAGGACTGGGATTCGTGATTGTGTGCGCCTGTAAGGGGTCTCCTACTACTGCAACGGGGAATCCACCCACTATGACCGTTGCAGTCCCTCCTAGGATCTGTACAGTCGTATCACAACCATGCCCAGTTGTTACACTATCGGTGCCCTTTCTTGCTACTGCTCCCATTACATTGTCCTCGCAACATGTAGTAAATCTTTCTTAATACCTTCTATATTATTATGAAGATAATCTAATGTCTCTGAGAGACTCTCGTAATCAGATTCCGTGGGACGACGATACATCAATTGTGGTCGCTCCAGCTGCGATATCCGTTGGTCCAGGCTCGTCAACCTCTCGGACAGCTTCAGGAGTTGACTCTCCAACTTCTGCTGCTGCTGTAACAACTCTTCCATCGTTTTGATCTCCTCGGTTGAATGCTTCAGATGCCCTCGACTCAAATGCGTCACAGAATGCATCGAAATTATTTAATATACTATCGAAATTTTTAAACTCGTCTTTTTCAGGCATTTTTTTGCTGGGAAATTTTTTTGGGTTTCAAGGTTTTCAAAAAACCATTTTCAAAAATATTTAGTGCTCGTCTGGATACTTTTGTAGGTTAGGAGGGACCCATGGATTTTCGCTTGGCGCAACCGCTAAGGGGCATAGGGGGGCATATAACAGTCCCCCCACCCTGTCCCTCATGCGAGAGCGAACCTGTTGACCCACTGCCCTGCGCTCTGCTTCAGATCAACCAAGAGGCGCAGCATATCACGGCGTCTCACCTGGTGGTTGCTGTAGTGACCCGAATGCCAGAAGATCATGCATTGACGGGTGACAGGGTAGAGGTTGATCTGAAAGGTTGCTGTGCTGTCAGTGTGGAGGATGATGACTGGGTTGAGCATTGCCATGTGGTTGTGTTCTCTTGTATATTGTACCATAGAAGGGGCGACCCCTTACAACTCCTGCAGCATCTCCTCCATCTCAGCGGTGTCGATGTTGATGTCGCTGTACTTCACACCGTCGCCTGTCTCTGTGATGCCGTTGACCATGAGCAGGTCGATGCAGTTCTGCCATGAGTAGGCACGACGGGCGATGCTGTAGAGAAACTCATCATTGCCCAACCAGAGGGAAGCGTTCCAAGTCTCGTAGTTTGCCCAACCGTTCATGTGTGTCCTGTGTGGTGTACTTCTGAATTGTAGTCGATTTGGGGGCGCTGCCTATGCCAACAGTGCCAGCTCTTGGGTTGTCACACTGGAGATGTCCTCTCCTTCATAGACCCTCACCCATGGGATGGGTTGACCAGAGGTCAGACGCCAGATCATCTGATCACCCTCGCGCTCCTGCTGTCTGATCGCTGCGATACGGTAGGCACCGCTGATCGTTGGCGTGTAGTCTGCACCGTGCTCATCAAAGGTGCCGAATGAAGTGGGTTGGACTGCGAACATGATTTTGTTTGTTTGTTTATTGAACTTAGTCTACAGGGTCAGCGTCTAGTGTCTGTCGCTGATGTTCCAGTTAGTGAATTGGTCGGGTTGGATGCGACCTGCTCTCACTGCCTGCCTGTACTCATGCTCTGCCTGCTGTTGGCGTTGGATTTTCTCCATGACTGTTTGCATGAGAGGGGAGGGGTTCTCATTGTGGAGAAAGAAACCGGTTCGTGTCATTGCTTTGTTTTCCATGCTGTTAGTATAGACCCTAGAACGTTGATCGTGAGGTGTGACCATGACACTTTGGAAACTGACCTTTCTCCTATGGAAGGGAGATAGGGCATGGAATAATGCGACATGAGGTGCTAGTATGGGCGAACTAGTGGTCAGCCGCCCTGAGTATCATTTAGTGATGAAGCGATTAGTGTTAATTAATCGCTTCATTCTGTTGCCCTTAGGCAAACACATAACCAGAGCAGAAGTTCACAGTCTTGTAGACATTTTTGCCGTTCACAGCACCAGTGAACTGGCGAACATACCACGCAAAGTCTTTTTGAAACACACCCTCACCAACAATGCAGAACTCAGAGCAAAGTGCATTCAAACGTGACTTAGTTGTGACTGACTGCCAACCGCCATCAAATAGGGTCAGTGAGGTGTCATCAACCATCGCAATCTTGTTGCCGTGGAGATACACAGTAGAAACGCCCATGTTTGTAACAACTTGGGTGTTACCTGATGACCAGTTCTTGTCTGCCTTGATAGCAGCGATCATTTGGGATTCGATCTTACGCATGAGAGTCGTTGGTTGTTTGACTTGAATGAACAATAGAATGGATGAGGGGCGTTGTATACCCCTCTTGTGACACTAGTCAGATTGGTTGGATTGGTCCACGTCTAGCATGATTTCCATGGCAAGATCACACAGGTCATCGTCTGCCTCGAATGGGCAGATCTGTGAGTCTACGAAATCCATCACCATGTCAAAGTCTGCCTCAGGGTTGCTGATACAGAAACCACGGATGCCAGCGGCGATGTGGTGCAATTCGAGAGCAGTCATTTTGTCGTTCATGTGTCTACAATACAGGATGATGGGGCAGAATGGGGTCAGAGACCATTAAGAAAATCTGCCATTGCCTCTTGATACTCCTCAAAGGTAGCGAAGCGATCCTTGAAACGGTCAGGCACCTCACCCGTGCTAGGTTGTGCTTTAGGCAGGTCGCGACCCTTGGAGAGGATCTGCTGTTCGTAGGGGTTGTTTGTCATGTGTATACAATACAGGATCTGAGGCAGAAATCAAGCGATAGTGGACGGTTTGAGAATTGGAGCGAAGCGGCTGACCTGGATAACATTTAGTGGACCTCATCTAGCAGCAGTTTGTGACATCTATCTGCCTCTTCTAATGTATCATCATCTAGTTCATCAAATTCGACATACTCGTAAGCACCACGGTTTGATTCAACATTGCCATCAGATAGCAACGGGTGATACATAAGAATTCTCTGGTGATTACCATCCAATGTGTACACTAACTCGTTTGCCTTTGAATAGATGAAAACCATGAAAAAATCCCGAACATGTATACAATACACGATCGGGATGGAAAATCAAGGACTAGTATGCCAGTTCAATAAGTGTCCTCATACTCATTGATTTCTCGTTTAAACTTTGATACCTTCTTTTTAGATGAACGTTTGACGTTTTTCACATCATATCCAAAGTCTTCAAAGTCATCGATAAATTGTTGCTTTGGATTGTCAGATTGATTGGATCTTTTACTCATTGTCTTGTTTGAATTGTTAACTCAATTGAATGCAAGATTATTTAGATTCAACAATCAAACCCTCTTTGATTTGATTGTGAAGAAACTTACCAACTGATCCTCCAGTCTTTAATTCAATCGATATCAGTTCTTTACACAAAGTATCTTCAAATACTTGTGTATTATCACAGTTAAATGTATATTCTTTGTCTTTATTACTATTATAGGTAATAATAACACTATTATCAGTGATATTAATAGAATTAATTGCTGTACTGATCAAATTGTCGTACATCTTAGTCATTTGGAGTTAAATAATGCGATTTAAGAAAGGAAAAAAAGAAAAAAACTTAAAAAACGAACTTTCTCAGTTTCTTAAGTTTTTAAAAAAGTCGTTTTTTTGACTTTTTAAGATTTTGAGAAAACCTCTGAATCCATGAATCTATTATAACGTGCTTTTGAGTGTTTCTGAGGGGTCTGTGTGCCACTTGGAGGTCTGTCACATGCTTTGTTGACTTTCGAGTGGTAGTCTGCTAAGCCAACATCTCCAGCGCACCTTACCTATATTTTTTTAATGATTAATTAAGAGTTGGGTAGTATCCAATAGTATCATTAAAAACCCTTGCTATCACTGGTGCGCTTCTTAGTCTTATAGTCATGAATTATAACTGTTTGGTTAGTGATAGGAGTATTCCACCAATACTGTCTCAGTTGTTCATAATCATCAAATCTTTTGTTGTTGATAGTGTAGTAATGTCTATCGTAAGGTTTATCTGATGTTGATGTAAACCAGGTATTGTTAGTTGTTGTTGGTGTCATACTCTTTCTTTGTTTTGAAGTATAGTTTGTAGTAGGGTTTCTTCATTTGATCAAGAGTATGCATATCTTGTTCAAACCCCATCCATTTACATAATTGGTATGATCCTTCGAGTTCAGAGATGAGACGTAGTATGTTAGCAGGATGACGTTCTAGACCATTAAACTGATACTTTGCCAGTGTATTGGTAGCATTTGTATTTGGGTTTGTATCTGTCAATGTACTTTTGTGCGTGATGTGTACAAGTAAACCAACAACGTTTGTTATCAGTTAGATCATGTAGGAAGATAGGGAATGAATTTAGGTGTGGGAATAGATCAAGTTTGCGAGAGTTTAATACTATCAGTGTATTGTCTGATTGCTTCTTCTTTCGCTTCGTACCAGTTGTTAGGTTCTTTGTATTCTGAGATAGTGATTGCATCGTCTTTGATTTGCCAGACGATTTCTGTACCTTCTTTCCACCCGAGTTCTTGACAGAGTTCTTCTGGGAGTTCGATGAATTGTTCTTCCGAGTCATCAAATTGTTGGATAGTAGTAATAAATTTAGTCATTTTGATCTATGATAGTATACCAACGAATTCGTCGATCATGTTGTTTTATTGATTGAATAATGAACCATTCACTGGCGGTTGAATTAATAGTATGAGTAGTGCAACCGCCATCAAGGTATTCAATTGTCACAACATATCGATGTCTCATTCAATGTAACCGTTCTGTTCTAGGTATTTACGTGTCAAAGGAGTTGGTTCATATACTTCCCACATATTACCACCAGCACATGCTGCTAAGGCATTCATTGTCATGTTTTCAGTTCTACCTGCCCAACCAGCTTCTGCCTCCCATGGTAATGCTGATTTAGGATATGTACGCTCTGCTAATACACGCCAGATCATAGGAACTTCATCCTCTGGCATAATAATAGCAATGAGTGAGTTATCAATAGTACCTGCCATACAATCTTGTGCAGCGTGCCATCCTTCATGACGCATTACCATCATAAGAGTACCTGGTTTACCCATGTAATCCTTATTCAGGAAGAAGTTGTTGCTCACAGTGTGATAAACACCACGATGACCTGATGGGAAATACTTTGAATCAGCAAGGAATACATTCACTCCGACTTGATTGAGTGAGTGCAACATATTATGAAACTCACCTGTTACAGCAGTGAATTCTGCAGTGTTAGGATACTTAGATGAGATATCAAGCATTGAGTATACTTTTTCGACACCATCAGTACACTCACCTAGTAGCATACAACCAAGAGAATCCATGGTATTGTATCCTTGGGTGATCTTACTATCATCAGCAAATGCTGGTGTAGCGAGAGTTAATGCTGCTGCTAACAGTACATTACGTAGTTTCATTTTGTTCACCTTGTGCTTTGATTTGTTCGAGTAGTTGTTCAGAGTCAGCATAACGTTGTTCATTACATGCTATCATGTATTGTACGATAAGACTACGCATCTCATCTGAAATAGGATCATCCATTAGTTTCAGGGAGTGAGAGATACAGGTTCAAGAGTTCATCCTCATTATAGAATGCTGTCTCTTCTTTCTCCATGTTATCAGGGTCCATCCATTCAAAGAACTCATCAGCAAGTGCTAATGCTTCATCGATGTTATCGTTTGCCATGTGATAGCGGAAACGCTCCACACACCAGTCATAGATGTCATCACGTTGTTGTGAGAGACGATCAACAGTTGCGGAGTCGTCAGTAATGTTGTAGTTGCTCATGATTTGGTAGCGAAGAGGATGTTGGCGAGGTGATCGTATTGAATGAATTCTACATCATTGGGGAGTAGAGAGACGGCAGCAGCAGCAAAATCGTTAGGAAACTTCTTGAATAAGCGCCAATACTTTTGAACACCATCATAGTCTAGATCTTCACGCGGAAGAACACGGATCTCATAATCACCACGAGTGTAACGATTAGGATACGGTTGGATGTACTCTTTAATGTGATCTGCTAGCATGTTCATTTGACAAAGACCTCGTTGAGTTTGGTGTGTTCTTCAGTTAGTTTAGCAATTTGTTGCATGTGATATGCTACGTGAGCAAGATATTCCTGCTCTTCCTCATCTACTTCATCATAAGCAATGTCATAGCAGTCATCAATGTCAACAGTGTTATCATCATAACACGTCATGCCATACATGGTATCCGTAGAAGAATCCATCGCATAGGCATTACCAGCAGCAACGAGATAGAACATGGGAGTGGAAGCAGTGTGAATTTAGTATACTATGTATTGGATGGAGTGTCAAGCACCCTGATAGTATGCATTCTTGTACAGATAACCACCAGACCAATCACAGTTCTCAAGCACAAACTCACGCTCACGGATGACACGAAGATCAAAACGTGGTTCTTTCACTGGTGCTTTGAATGATGCTGCTTTGTGCAGTTCACCAGTCTTGATGTTCACGAAGCAATGTACGCTACGATTGCCACCATCAGTCTCCATGATGATCTTGTGATACTTACGACCACTCTCAATGGTGAACTTATACAGACATTCACCACTCTCAATAGAAGCAAGACGCTTTGCTTTGTATTCAGGTTCAGTATGGTTGAAGAAGTTAGCACGGCGGATGCTATCTTGCTTGAAGTCTTGCTCTAGTGCTTCACAGAGCATCAGGCAATACTCACGTACCTTGAGTTGGATGTCGTTGCGAGCATCCTGGGTGGCAGCGTAGTCAGCGAAGGTGGCAGTCATGGTGTTTGTGTCGATGTGAATAGTATAGGGCAGATTAGGCGTTGCGGATCTCACCACCGACCACTATG